GTCAGCCCCGACCAGGCGCACCGAGACGGTCGCCGGGAGATGACCCCCGGCGCCGTCCATGACGGCGGGGATGACGATCTGTGTCATGGATTAGGCGCCCGGAGCCGGAGGGCGCTTGGGGCGGATGGCCCGTGGTGGGGCGGTCGCCACCCCATCGTCCGGGCCATCCACCGCGGGGGGTGCGGGCGGCAGCGCGGCAACGACCCCGCCGGCAACCAGGGCCGTGGCGGTCGCGCTGACCAGTTCCACCACGCCATCCGGGGCATAGTCCACCCCGTCATGGCGCAGGGGCTCCAGCACCCGGTAGCTCGCCATCATCAGGCTACCGCCGCAGAGATCAGATAGCCCGCCTCGGCGCCGGCCAGCACCGGGGCCACCTCGTCGGTCACCGGATAGATCCAGCTCTTGGCGTTGCGATCCTGATAGGGCTGTTCGACGATGGGGAAGCCGCCCAGGCGGTAGGTGTAGCCGTAGGAGGGCCGGCCCATATCGGAGATGTTGCCCAGGGCGGTATAGGCGACGACCACGAACTTGCCCCACACATCCGACAGGACCCCCGCGTCGGTGGCCTGGATAGCGTCGCCCACCAGCACCTGGCTGACGCCGAACAGGCTGGCCAGGAGGGCCTCGGTCGGCACGTCGCGCCCGGTGTACTTGATGCGGTCGATGATCTTGGGATGCTGGCGCAGCTTGCTGGCCACCAGCGGCCCCATGACCACCACGTTAGGACGCTGGCCGGTGGCGGTGCGGATCGCCTCCTTGGCGACCTCGATGTCCTTGATGGGGTCCGAGACGCCGGTAGTGAGATCCGACCACTGCGAGGTGCCCGACAGGGTGGTCTTGTTGCCGGACGCATAGCTGCCCGCCGTGGTGGCCAGGGTGGCCTGGGCCTGCTCCAGGCGCAGGGCAATGATGTCCTGGACGGTGCGGATGGCGCCGCTGGCCAGGTCGATGCCCGGCACCGCCTGCGCCTCCTGCTGCAACTCGAAGGGTACCAGGGCCTCCAGGCTGTACTGCTCCAGGGCATAGGAGCCGGCGGTATAGCCGATCTGGATGCGGCGGGTATCCGCCCCCGGCGCGCGGCCGGTGGCGTAGGTCATAAAGGCCTCCTTGCCGAAGGAGATGATCTTGCCGCCGCGCTGCTGCACCGGCACGGCGGGGAACAGGGCCCCGCCCACCAGGGCGCTGTTGCTGTAGCCGCGGGCGACATTGGAGAGGATCGGGTCCACCACGCGAGCGGTGGCGGTAGTCATTTGAGGCATGGGGATGGCTCCGCGTTAAGTGGCGTCGTGGATGAGGAGGCATTCGATCATGTCGCCGGCGGCGCCGGCGGCACTGAGGGCGATACCGACCCGGGCGCCGGACGTGACCCAGGTAATAGCGCGCCCGGACGAGTCGCTTTTCAGGGTAGCCCCCAGCGAAACGGCGGCCCCGGCCTCGACGACGGCAGTGCCCAGGGCATCAACGGGGATCTTGTCGCCGGAACTGGCGCCAACACGGGCCACGCCCAAGGCGACGCCATCGGCCCCGCACTGGGCGCCGGCGGGGGTAACGAGGCGGTTGGTGGCGATGGTGCCGGTGGCGGCCACCGTCACGGCGAGCAAGGAGAGGTTGGCAGCGGCCATGGCTTAGGCTCCGGTAACGGCCGTCACGGCGGCCTGATAGGACGAATCGGGATGGGTCTCCAGCCAGGCCAGGGCCTTGGCATGGATCGCCAGGTTGGCGCTGTCCACCGTGTAACCGGCGGGGGCGCTGAAGTTGACGGCGCCCTGGGCACCCCGGGCGCGGGCCTGGGTGGCCACTTCGCTGAGTTCAACCAGGGGTGGCAGGCCGGACAAAAAGGTTTTCAGCCAGGTGGCGCCAGCGGCTGGAGTGTCGTCGCCGGGAGTGGCAAAGCAGACAGCCGGATCAGACTGTTCCAGGCGCAGCACGATCTCGGCCAATGCGGGCACATCGGCAGGCCGTAGCCGTGCTTCAGTGGCCAGGCCATCGCAAAAGGCCACGACCGCGGCGCGGCGCAGACTGGCGACCTGGGCGGCGGCCTCGGCTTCGCGTTGGGCGACGGCGGCCTCGCGGGTAGCGAGATCCGCTTGCAGAGTAGCCAGCGCAGCTTCCCGCGCGGCCAAATCAACGACTTCGGGAAGTTCTGGGGGCATAGCAGTACTCGTGGGGGGGGTGGAAAAAAGAATGGTGGTGCCGTCATCGGCGGCGAGATCGGCGCCGCGGAGCCCTGGAATAGCCGGAGGCGTGGCGCCGAGCACGCCGAGATGACGCACATAGGGCCGGCCTGGTGTGGGCGAGCCGGGGTGATCGGCGGGCCAGAAGCTCAGAGAGCGCTGGGGATAGCGGCCCGAGGTGACAGCTTCGGCAAAGGCAGGATCAACGTTGATGGGAGCGCCAAACAGCCCTTCCGGCGTGGCCTCCAGCGTCTCCAGCCAGCCGAAGGCCGGGCTATTGGTTTTGGGATGGCCAATGACCAGCGGCGCCTGGTAGATGGCGGGGTCATAGGACGCAGCCAGTTGCTCCAGCAGCTCCGGCGTCAAGCTCACGTCCTGGCCGTGCATATCGGTGAAAGTCCCGATACGGGCGAGATGCAGGGGGGATTTACTCATGCCGCCAGTGTCGCGCGCGGGGAGGCTGGCGGGAATTAACGGCGGTTAGTAATGTGAAAGCGGGCAGGATGGGCATAAAAAAGCCAGCCGATGGGGGCTGGCGCGTGGGGATCAGAAGTCTCCGGAGAGGTGCTCTTGCAGAATTTCGAGCACCAGTTCCGCGGCGTCGGGATGCAGCGCCTCCCCGGCCAGCGGCAGATAGGGACGGGCCGGGATGTCGCCCCAGGGGATGGGCGCCCCGCGCCGGGTACGCCCAAACGCCCCCTTGGCGGCGCCAAACTGGAGGACGGCGGCCTGTACGCCACTGGCGCCGATGGTGACGCCGTTGCGGTCCGCGGCGTAATGCAGCCGGGTGCGCACGAAGCTCCGCGAGTCCATGAGCGGCTTGCTGCCGCTTTTACGTTTTAGGGTCGCCGGCTGGTTGGCGGCAAAGTCGCCGGCCCAGCCCGCGCCCGCCAGAATGCCCTCCCGCGACTTCTCGATCAGCGCCTGACCGATATCGTGCAGGGCCGGTTGGATATTGCCCACGGCCCGCGCCAGGCGCTCCAGACCCTGGCGGACCTCGCGATCATCCACGGTCACGCTAATCACGGCTACCCTCCGCGCCACCGGCGCCTATACTGTAATGACGGCCCGAGCATCGGGGCGTCCGGCTCATACCCGGGAGCCGTCACGGGCGTCCAGCCCCGGGGGCGGGCCGCTTCCAAAAACTCTGCAAGGCCATCATCCGCTGGCCGCCGCGCCGCTCGAAGACCGCGACGTACTCGCTGCCCGCGATGACCTTGACCACCCGAACGGCTGGCTGGCCGGTCGCCGTCAGCCCGGCGGCCGTCACGGCATCGGGGTCATTCAGGATGGCGGGCAGGCGCGCGTAATCCTCCACCGTCACGGCGAGCTGGCCGCGCCGGACCACCGCCGGGTCAAGCGCCCAGTCAAAGCCCTCCCCCGCCTGGCCGGTCAGACGCTGCACGGTCGCCGCGTCCTCCGTGGTGAGCAGCCCCAGGGTCTGATAGGGCTGGACCTCGACCAGCGGGTCGATCGCCCCCTCGTTGCGCACCCCGAGGGCGCGCTCCGCGTAGCGCCGGGCGTTCTGGCCGGTCTCGGGTTGCCGGCGCTGGGCCAGCGCCAGGGCGTCGCGGGCCGTGGCCGGCACCTCGTCCATGTAGGCCTTGGCGAGCTGATAGGGCCACTGCACCGTCTGGCGGGCCTGGGCGCGCACCGCATCGGCCACCGTCGCCCCCGTCTGGTAGCCCCAGCCGGGGTCGATCCCCTGGAGCGCCTGCGTTTTGGGGTCCACTTTCCCGACCCAGTCGGGCGTTTTTTTATCCCAATCCCCGCCCAGCCGCGCCGCCTGTTTCGGCCCCCGCACCCCCACCACCCGGCACCCGCACCCCCAACCATTAGGCGGATAGTAACTGCTCCAAAAGGGGTCGTCCGCCGGCTTAACTAAACCATCCAATTCCTGATGCTTGAGGCGGGGATGGCTGGACCCCGAATGGCGATAGAGCCAGTGGGAATAGCCCGCCTCCCGCAGTTGGACCAGCCGCCCGGCGGCGTAGGAGGTTTGCAGATTGGTCTGATAGATCAGCTTGGTGCGCCACGCCCGGCGGGCGGCGGATTCCGAGCCGGTCCAGCCGGTCCAGCCGTGGCGGTCCACGATCTCGTCAAAGCGCTTACGGAACTGTTGCAGGGTCTCTCCGCCCGTGACCGCCGCATCCACCGCTGAGCCCAGATCCGCGAGCAGGTTAACCTTCATCGCCCCCGCGACCATAAAGGCCTTGTCGTGCTGCGACTGCCAGATGTCATCCCAGCGCTGCGTCGGCACCAGGTCGCCGAGCTTGCCCCGGAAAAAGGCGACCTGCGGCGCAAAGGGGCCCTTGAAGGCGGCCGTGACCGGCGCGGCGGGGTCAGTGGCCATGGCGTTAGTCATGGCCGTCCGCCCCCGCGTCCTCCGCCGTCACCGCATAGCGCCCCGCCAGATCGGCGGCGGCCAGGGCCTCGCCCATGATATCGGCCAGGTCATCCCCCGGCAGTTCCGGGTAGAGGGTCAGCAGATGGGCCGCGAAGTCCGCCGGCGTCCGCCCCGCGGTGATATAGGCGTCCAGATCGCGGCGCACCCGCGCCAGCCAGTCGTCCAGGACCGGCGCCGCCGCCCGCCCCAGCGCCGCGACCTGGCTCTCCGCCCAGTCCGGCGCGGCCATCGCGGTCGTCCCCCCCTCTCCCCGGCCCTCCCCCGCGGGGGGGGAGGGAGGCAGAGGCGCGGCGAGGGCGGGGGTGTCCTCTTCGGCCTCGTCCGCCGCATCCTCGGCGTCCGCGCCGTCGCCATCCGTCTTGCCCATCCCCCCCCGCGGGGGAGGGGTTGGGGAGAGGGGGTCCACTTCGTCCGTATCCGCCTCGGGCGCCAGGTCCTCCTCCTCCAGATCGTAGGTACGCAGCCAATAGGCCCGAGTGAGCTTGGCACCCGCCTCGACCAGGATCTTATCGCGCGTCGGGCGATCGGTATCAATCTCCTCTTGCTCGCGCAACTCCCAACAGGGCGGAATGACGCTGGGCCAATTGAGATCACAGGTCCAGCGGATCAACTGGTTGACGACGGACTCCACCATGCGCGCATCGGCGTCGCGGATGTCGTCGGCTACGTCGAGGGCGGCCTTGGCGCTGGCCAGGGTGGACGTTTTTTCGGTGCCCTGGTTGGTGCCTAGCAAGGCAATCGAAATCTCGCCGCGCCAGTAGAGCAGGAAACGCTCATGGGCATCACTGGAGCCGGTTTTGTTGGCGCTGGCCAACACCTCCACGCTGCCATCGTCGGGGATGGCGGCGATGCTGTCCTGGATCATGTTTTCCAGGTCCGAAGTAAGGTCCTGATACTCTTGCGGTGAGGAACTACGCGGCAGCTTTCCGACCAAGAAATCCCCGCCGTAGCGCTCCAACCACGACACCCAAAATTTTGCGGCCCGGCGGAAGGTGTAGGGCCAAAACACCAGGGACAGATCGGCCAGGCCGTAGGGGTTTTGATAGGTGGGGTCCTGCCTGGCCAGCAAAAACTTACGGGCCGGCAAGGTCTCGCCATCCATGCCCGCATCGCGCGCCTTGAAGCGTAGCTGATTGTTTTGGTCGAAGTGGAACCACTCGGGCGGGCGCCCCGTGACCACCTGCGGGATCAGCAAACTGCCCACCCGCGCCCACGATACCTCTAAAGGCTGATAGCCATAGAGCGCCCCGTCCAGGGCCTCGGCAATGAGCGCAGGCAGGCCGGCACGAGCACCGGGTTCGTTGGGGTCCGGGGTGGCAGCCAGATCCTCCAGGATGCCCTCGATGCTCTTGGCGACCCTGGCCGGGGCACTACCCCGTTCCAGTTCCATTTCCAGGCCTTTAACAGCGGACTTGCGCCGCCGGATGCAGCCGCCGACATGGGCATCGGCGCGCATATCGCGATAGGTGGCGATATCTATGCCCATAGCCTTGAGGATCGGGTCCGGGTTGGGCAGCCAGCCGGCCATGCTCCAGCCATCCCACGAGCGGGCACGGGTGGCGATCTGGCCGGAGAGGGTGCGGCGTTCGCCGCTGGCGATGGGGCGCAGTGCCATATCAGTATCCCGAGATAATAGAGGAGGCGCGGCGTTGACCGCGCGAGGCGATGACAGGGGGTCCGAAATTGGCCGATGCCTGGAAGGCCAGCGCCGCCGCATCGGCGCCGTCATCATGTTGGCCTTCAGGGAAGCTCAATAGCTCCTCCCGAAACCAGGCCGGCACCCGTGCCGTGTCCAGGCGCACCTGGCCCTGCTCAAAGCGCGTGAGCAGCGGCATAAAACGTGTCAGCTTGTCCTTGTCCGGGCGGATGCCGCGCACCGGGAGGCGTGTGGTGCGGGTGAGTTCCTGCACTACCGCCGCTTGGTATTGCACCTGTTCCACGGCGATCAATTGTGGGTTATGGCGCGTGGCTGCATCCTGGATGCGCTCCAGCACGGCATGGAAACCACAGCGATGGCGTTCGGCCTCGCGGATGTATACCAGGCCGCTATGCGGATCGCGGCTCATGGCGACAATGGCGGTCCAGTCGGCGCCCTCGCGCTCGGAGATGGCCAGGTCCACGCCCAGCACGACGGGCAGGTCCACAGGCGGGGTGCCTTCCTTGAGCATTTCCTGCTTGACCAGTCCGGCGCCGAAGGTGACGAATTGGGCCAGGTACTCTTGGGCGAACACCAGTTCAGGAAGATCGGCCTGAGCACGGTCGATCTCCTCGGGCGGCAGGTAAGGGTTGACGGTGCTGGGAAGATGATGGGCTGACCAGTCGGTCCAGTCTGGATCGGCGCCACGCTGGAACAGGGTGTGAAAAAAATTGATGCCGTTGGGAGTGGATATAAACCAAGCCTCGCCGGCGTAGTCGGTCAGGGTCGGAGCAATGGCCCGCTCCCATGCCACTTGCAGGTTACGGGCATGGGCGGCCTCGTCAATCACCAGGCGGGCATACTTGCGCCCACGGCCGGCGTCGGGGTCCTCCAGGGTCCAGAAGTCGATCTTCCCACCAGTAATCAGCTCGATGCGCATTTCTGTCTTGTTGGCCTTGCGCGTGACTGGCTTGAGGGTACGTTCCAGATCAGACCAGACATCCAGCAGGAGCTTATAGGTTGGGGAGAAGAAAGCCACCGAACGTCCGCTGATCGCGCCACCCGGCAACAGACCCAGCCAGTTGGACGCCAGCAAGGTCTTGCCGAAACGGCGCCCGCATGACATGACTTTGAAGCGGGCGGGATCGGCCATGATCGTCTGCTGTCCGGGATGCAGGCGGGCGGGAGTGACGCTGATATCTGGCATGATCTAGGCCCTAATCCCGCCAAACCACATGAATCGTCTCACCGTCCTGCTTGCCGCCGTAGAGCCCCACATGCTTGGCCAATTGCTCCAGGGCCGCCACTTTGTTGTGGAGCTTGATTTTGATTCCGGCATTGGTTTCGGTGATTTCGGCAATAGCCGCCGCTGCGTCAGGCGTGATCTTGTCATCTGGCAGAACACTTGCGCCAGTGGGACCCCAGGCCATCACATCACGCAAACTGGAAAATGCGACGCGCGCGATCTCTTGCACCACGCGATCAGCGGTAATACCTGTGCGGGCCGAGCGTTCGCGCTGAGCAGCCTCAATCGCCTCGCGAATGTCAGGTTTTGTCAGGTTTTCAAAGCCGATAGACCGAGCGTTATCCGCGCGATATCCAGCCCGAATCGCCGCCTGTGCTGCGTTCAGGTCGAATAAATACTCCTCAACAAAGCGCGCCTGTTTCGGCGTCAGCCTAGGCATAACTCACTCATGCCCCCCATGCGGCGGATGCAATGCGTCAATGCGCGCGTGCAGGTCGGCGTCCCCCTGGATACGTTCAGCCCTTTCGACCTCGCCATTGTCCCAGGTGTAGCGTTTCCCCTGCCTGGCGAAAAACTGGAGGTTAATCACCGAGGCAGCCAGGATGGCGTTGCACACCAGCAGAGCGCCTACCGAGAGTCGAGAAACAATCATTTGCTGTGCTCCTTGATGAAAATCTCCACGGCATTCCAGGCCATGACGATGCCGGCGATGGTCCCCGAGATCGTCAGCACGAAGCGCCGTGAGGTGCCGATCCAGCGCTTGCTGTCCACCAGGTCGCGGATGTCCTCTTTCGCCGCGTAAAACCAAGAGGAGTTGGCCTCATCCTCCTCGGCCCAGGCGGTCAAATTAGCCAGTTCGCGGCGCACCGCTGCCAACTCCGTGCCGAGGTTGGCCAGGCGAATCTCCAGGCCGTGGATATAGGCCACCACGTCGTCATGATGGCAATAGATCGGCTTCGGTGGCGGCTCACCCTCGCCGCTAACCACCCCCATGGATGGCCACCAGCACGCCAACCAGCGAGATGCCGATGAACAGGCCCGACAGGAACTCGGCAACGTAGGCGCGTAACATGGCTAGGCTCCCGCTTTCGGGAAGGACCCGGTTTTGTTGAAGAACCCCGCCAGCGCACTGATGGTTTTCTGGATCACGGGCCAATAAACGTCAAGCTTGTCATTTGTTGCGACAAGGATCTCGCGAATCGCCTCACTCTTCTGTTCGCCCTTACCAGATGCAGGAACAGCCTCTTCGAGCGCCTTCATCGCCGTGATGATAGCTGGGACCAGATTCAGGACCATTAGGGTAGTGGATAACCAACCCATGATTATTCTCCTTTGCAATAAGCCAAGTGAAAGCCCATCAAGGACCAGAGTTTATCGACAGCGTGCTGCCGAGCGATCTTCTTACCCAACTCGGCGTCGAAGTTCTCCAGGGAGATGCACGCCGATTCATTGTAGCCATCCGGGGTGAGAGAGGGAGCTACAACCTGGGGGGCATTGCTTCCTGTAACGGGTTTATTGTAGCCATCCGGGGTGAGAGAGGGAGCTACAACATTTCGTTTTCGATATCTTGGTCGGTCATTTCAAAACTTCCTGGCACTTGATGCCGTAGAGATAGTTACTAGTATCCAAAAGGCCCTGTTGGCTTATTGGCTTGGCTGTCGGCTCGCACTTGACGGGGGCGCGAATTAAGCCGCACGCCTGGCAACAGAGCCCCGCGATCAATAGGGGCAGCACGCCGAGCATTAGCCCAGAGCGCCAGGACGCTGGTAATGAGTGTCGTCGCGGCAATGAGCGTCTCCGTCAATTGAGTGCCGTCAATCGTTACGCCCGCCAGGCTGGCAAGAGAGACAACAATAGTGGACAAAATGGCGATAGCCGTTTTTGAGGTCCACCAGGGGATCGGTGCGGGCGGGACTTGTGTCGGGACTTCGGGATCGCGGTCCAGGTAGGCGGCATAGGCATCGCGGGTCTTCTGGCCGTAGCGCCCATCCACGACGAGATCAAAGCCTTGCTGGTTCAGGCTTTGTTGCAGGGCTTTGATTTCGGCGCGGGTCATACGTCCACTACATCCGTGGTCGTCGTAATCAGCACCAGCCGGAAAAACTCGTCCGGGTGCTGCGCCCCTGCTTGCGCGAGAATGAGCCGGGCATCCGCTAAACCACTCTCGATGGGCACCGATACCTGCGTCCAGGTGCCATCAGACAGTCGATGCTCGATCAGGTAGTAGGTCTCGGTCATGCCCAACAACTCCACAGTCCCGCGCCGACGACGCACACGGCCATGCCGATGAGGGAGACAACGAAGCCGAACATGTCGGAATCAAAATCATCCATCCTGCACCTCACTCAAAAACAACGCGCGCTCAGCGGCGCGACGGGTGACTAAGCCACCGAGTACCCGGCCCTTGGCCTTAATCCAGCGCATAAACTCATTGGACGCGCCGGCATAGTCGCCCGCGTTGAGTTTCTGTAGCAGGGTGGACTTGCGAAATGCACCGCCGCCGATGTTAAAAACCAGGCTGACGAGGGCATCGAATTGGGATTGCGATAGTGGCACCGTGACGCGGTTGTTGACTGTCGCCTCGGCGTCGTCAACGTCGTGATAGAGACGCAGCACGGCTTGATCGCGGGTGATGGTCATGCCACGCCTAACACCACCCGTTGAGCCATAGCCAATCGTCCAGATGCCCACTGGATCACGGTAAGCCGTCAGGCGCAGGCCCTCGTGGGCTTGGATTAGGGCAATACCGGCGGGAGAGATGCTCATGGTCATAGTCCTAGCCTGCCTCACGCGCGGGAGCGAGCGAATTAACGTCGGTTAGTGTTTTTGGAAAGAAATCCGCCAATCCTGGTAAGTCGGGTTGATGCTGGGCGATATTCGCCGCGCGCTGCGCTTTGACGATGCGGTAGACGTGCATTTCGGTAATGGCATATTGACGCGCCAAGGCCTTGATGCCATGGGGACCGTTCACGGTGCCATCAAACGCCCGCCATAGGGCCAGATTACGGCGCATCAGGCGCAGCACGTCATTTTTCGGAATGTAGAAGTTGCCGCCGCCAAGTACCGCCGTCATGCGGTCAACGACAAGGCAGGCCAGGGCATCGGCCTCGTTTTGAGCAATGCCCGCATCGGTCAGGGCCCAGATAGCGGACTGGAGCATATCCGCCAGGGTGCCCTCGTAGTGGCGCGGTGGTGACTGGGGCGCGGGGTTGGTCATGGGGCCCCTACTTCCCATTTGTTGCTCATCCTCAAAACTCCTCTACTTTCCAGCCACCGCCCAGCTTCTTGGCGATGGGGTAGGCCACGGAAAAAACAAACTCACTTAGCGTCATGTAGATACTCCCGTAGCAGTGTTTTAGCGGCCTCGTAACCGCGGGCCAGATCCACGCGGTAGCCTTGGGCACGCAATGAGGAATGGGCGGCGTGCTGGGCCTTGCTGACCCCGCCGGTAGGGGTTTTCATCTCCAGGAACAGTCCGTGGTCTTGACCCATCGGCACCGCCAGGAACAGATCGGGGATGCCAGCGACCACCCCCTCGGCCTTGAGATGGGCAGCGGTGGCGGGGTTGCGCTGTCCGCCGTTGGGGATGGCAAACAACAGCATCGCCAGTGCTGGGTACTGGGCGCGGAACCAGGCCACCGTCAGCATTTGGTGATGATGCTCAGTCATTATTCCCAACCTTCTGGGCTATATGACCAACCTCAAAACAGAGGTTGGGAAGTTTTTTTTCTCTACTTTTCATAGATTTACTCTATTATTCCCAACCTTCCCAACCTTCCCAACCTAAAACAATAAATATGCAAAGATGATTCCTTGGTAAGCATAGGTAATATATACCATACAGTGAGCGGTGATATGTATTTCTGCATAGTTATAAGGGAGTGGTCGGGAAGGATGGGAACGGTTGGCAAGTCATTGTTTTATCTACAATTTCCGGTTTTTAGGTTGGGATTGGGTTGGGAAGGATGAGAAGTTATTGATTTATAAGCACATAAACCCATTTTCCGTCGGCAAGACGCCGCCTTTCCCAACCGTGACGCTTCAGAATGGCCGACACGCGCATCTGATCGGACCGCGTTTGACGACCCGCGTCGATGCGCAAACAGCCGTCACCGAGGATCTCTGCCGTAGAAGTCCGCTCCCGCCCATAGCAGAAGTTGATAACCCGCTCATCCCAGGGATCACCGACATAACTTTCCTCCTGGTGGACCTCAGCATCGGGGATCTCCCACCAGGTCTCGCCCTGGCGAAACCGGGCTACCGCCTCGGCCCACAACTGGTCACGGGCTAGGCCAACGGCGGCGATATCAATCTGCGCAGTAATCTTGACGGGCAGGAAGCGCCGCGCCCCGGTAGCGTCGGTATGCCAATCGTCGCGGTTGGTGCCACCCACAAAAACGCACTGGCGCGGAAAGGCGCGGGCCATGCGCCCGTAATGCGGTCGGTAGTTATCGGATTGGGAAGTGAGGATGCGCTTGATCTGGGTGGCCTCTGCGCGGGAGAATGCGTCCAGTTCGGCAAAATCCAGGCACCAATACCCACGCATACCGGAGTAGAAGTCCTTGTCGTTGAGGCTGGACGTGACCTCGGAACACCACTCCATAAACAGAGTCAACCAGAGCTGCGACTTGCCACGCCCTTGTTGCGACTCCAGAATGACCATGGTGTCCACCTTGCAGCCCGGCTTGTAGATGCGCGCCACGGCGGAGACGAACAGGCTGCGCGCCACGGCGATGTGATAGGCATCGCGGGCACTGCCGCAGAAGTCCTCGAAGAAATGGGGGATGCGCTCGGTCCCGTCCCAGGTCAGACCATCGAGATAGTCGCGCACGGGATGAAAGGTGCTGTGGCTGGCCACCACCTGCAAAGCGTCCATCACATCAGCGGTTGGCACTTTCTCCGGTATCCATTGCTTTTCGAGCATCGCCTTGATGGCAATCGGCCCGACATCGTCCATGTCCTGGCCATCTATGGCCGGCTTCCCGGAAAAGTCATTGAAGCGAAACCGCCCCTTAAACTCCTGCGCGTGCTTGAGTATCAGGATGAGGTTATGCACCCGGCATGGAATCGCCTGGGTGCCATCCTTCTTGTGGTGAATGATGAGATCAGCGCGCCAATCCTGATTATCGTCATCACCCAGCACGGCGGCGCGTACCGCCGGGAGGCCATGGGTGGTATGCAGATCGTTAAAGTCATTGACGCCATGGGTCGGCAACACCATCCGGCCCTGGGTAGCAGCCACTGCCGTTTCGGCCCCCTTGCGCCCGGCGGGATCGTCATCGGCACAGATCACAATTTCCGCCGTCGCGTTCAGGGCGCGGACCGCCTTCGCCACCTCCGGCAGATTCCCCGCCGAAAACGCCGCGACAGCCGCCGCGCCAGTAATGGCTTCACGCAAACTTTGGGCGGTAGCCAGTCCTTCAGCGACCAAGATCCGCGGGGCGGTAGCCAGATCGCCTAAGGCATGAAAGCAGGATGCGACCTGCCCGCCCTTCATAAACAGCTTGGGATGGGTGGCGTCATGGGGGATGATTTGCAGGCTGCGGATGTGGCCATCACGATTCCGTAGCGGCACCACCAGCCCCGAGATTTGGCGCTCATTGCCCTCGAACCCGAAGGCCTTGGACGACATACCCTCAATGCCACGCACCCCTTCCGGGCAAGTGATGCCCTTGCGGGTCAGGTAGGGCGCCACCTCGATGGGCAGCGCCTGCTCATAGATCCGCGCCGCCCGCATGGCCGCCTGATCACGCGCCTGCTTGATGGCGCCCTTGGCTTGAACTTGCTGCTGCTGAATGGCCTGAAATTCCGCTGGCGTAAAGGTCCGCCCGGCGCCATTGCTCCAGGTATGAGATACGCCACCATTGCGCCAGGAACCGAAGGCCGCCGCCTTGCCACGGGCATCATCATGGGCTACATACCAGCCGTCCTTGCTATAGGGCTTGTCGGCGTCCGTGGCAAAGCGATGGAGTTCGCCATCCCAAATAATGTGATCCGGGACGTGATAGCCCTGATCTGCAATCGCTTCTATCAGGGTCATCGTGCTTGCTCCTTCCACCATTGGCCAGTGTGTCGCGGCAGACAATCGCGCAACACGCCATCGTCATACTTTTCCTTGAGGCGCCAATAAGCCCAGCCGCGCTTGCGGCCATGACGCTTGGCCTCGTTGATGAGGCGCTTGTAATCGTTGAGGACCGTGACCTTGATTGGCACCTCGTCACCCATGGCCACCAGGTCGTCTTGGGTGGTCGTCGGGATATAGGCCTCATGGTCTGCTGGCAGGAGTTGTGGCACATCGCTGTAGCGGGCGGCACAGGTCGCACAGACCGCAATATTGCTGGTGGCGATGCCGTCAATGGCCTGCTTGGTTTTATGCACCTCGAAATGGCCACCGCACACCAGGCAAGACGCCGCGCTACAACCCGGACAGGTCGCCATCCCGCGGCCCTTCTCCGACCCTGCCAGCAGGCGCTGCGCGGCAGGCACAAAAGCCGGGCGTAACGCCGGCTGGGTTTCTTCCAGCCAGAGAGTCGGTTCGGCCTCGAAGACCATACCGCACGGCTGGCAGACCTGGTGCAATTCCTGGCCCTGCTTCTTGCGCTTCTTGGCCATGCCTTCCAGGGTCCATTCCCGGTGCAGATGGGGTTGGCCGTGAATCTGACAGCAACCCGCATGGTCAATGATGATGGCTTGATGTTTACTGGGAGCCGGGCGCATGACCCGACCGACCGCCTGTAGGTAGAGACTGACGCTCTGGGTGGGCCGCGCCAGAACGACGCACTCCAACTCGGGAAAATCAAAGCCCTCGACAAAGATGAAGACGTTGACGCACACCTGGATAAAACCGGCGCGCCAATCGGCGATGATGGCATCGCGCTCTTGTTGGGGGGTATCACCAGTCACGGTAGCAGCCGGGATACCCGCCGCCACAAACTCCGCCGTGATGTGCTGGGCGTGCTCAACGCCAGCGGCGAAAACTGCTGTCGGCCGGCCCCGCGCCAGGCGCAGCCAATTGGCCACGATATCGCCCGTCAGCTTGGGCTTGTCCATCGCCTCCGCCAACTGGCCCTCGTCATAGTCTCCGCGCCGGGTGGCCACGCCGGACAGATCCGCCGTCGCCCCGACATAGCAGGTTGGCTTGACCAGGAACCCCATCTCGATCAGATCCGGGACCGTGGCCACCACCACCATGTCATGAAAGATATCGTCCAGGCCTTTTCCGTCCAGACGCTCAGGCGTGGCCGATAGACCAATGACGGCGGCTTGGGGATAGTTGGCCAGCACAGAGAGGTAGCTGCGCGATGCGGCGCGATGACACTCATCGACCATGACCAGATCAGCGGGCGGCAGCTCCCGCCGCACCAGCGTTTGAATGCTGGCCACCTGGACCGGCGCGGCAGCATGGTTGATGCGATGACCCGCCATGATGACCCCGAAATTGAGGACCCCGCCTTCCACCAGCTTAGCGCAGGTTTGGTGGATGAGTTCGCGGCGATGGGCTAGAAACAGGACGCGCTTGCCCTTGGCCACCGCGCGCTGCACGATGCCAGCGGCGATGATCGTCTTGCCCGATCCGGTGGGGGAGTTCAGCAGGATGCGCTTGACACCAGCGGCGATTTTATCGCGGGCGCTCTGGATCGCGGCTTCTTGGTAAGGGCGGAACTGGATCATGAGTCTACCCCGCTGCAAAAACAGGGTAGATTCTGCCCAAGACTGGGAATAATATAAGTGCGGGCCATATAAACCTCTTGCCAGGTGTAAAGGTCAAGTCACCGGCTAGCGTTCCAAGCGCTGGCCGGCGGCGTTTTTGAATTATCCCCTCATCCTTGTGGACTTGCAACGTGTCCCCATGGGTGTTATCGGCCATCACGCCACATCCTCCCTGACCCCCGGCACCCGCGACTGCCGCCGCTGATCCTCATCCCTGATATCCCGCATCGCCGCGTCCACGGCCTCGTCCAGTGGCACAGAGGCGTCCTGGCGCAGGTAGCGGGCCTCGATATAGCTAGGGTCCACGCCGGCCCTACGACACGCCTCAAGGGATCTGGACAGCCATGATTCTGGGACCCGGTACTGGTGCGCCCAATGGGCGACCCGTGCCCAGTCCCAGCGGTCGAGGACTTCCTCGTCGCTGGCGATGTGGATGCTGGAGGCGTTATAGGAGTCCGTCATCGCTGCGCCCTGGCCTTAGCCGCCCGCAACTTGAAGTAGCAGGCGACATGGCTTTTCACAGCCTGTCGCAAATTGTCCGGTACTGTCGCCAGCCGGGCGGCCCGATCTTCCCGCGTATCGCCAGATTCAACGTAGGCATTCCAGGTAGCAAGGGGGGCTGAAGCTGGCGGTAGGGTCATAGCCTATCTACCCAGCGGGTTTTGCCCTGGCACCAATCGGCCACGGTCCATTCTGAGACACCTATCCTTTGTCCGATCTTGTGATAACTCAGTCCTTGCGCTCGCAGACTGAGCACCGTTCTAACGGTCTCCTGCGAATGCTTGGCCTTACCATGCCAAGCCCCGAGGCGATGGCCGGTGAGTGATCGTTTATGGGCGATCATGCGGCCTCCTGCAGGAAGTCGAACAGGTCCGCATGCTTAACGGGATCAATGCGCCGTTGTTCCGCCGCCTTGAGATTAGCCACCGCCTGGCGGTAATAGCTTGGCTTGAGTTCAATACCGATGCCCCGGCGGCCGGCGGATACCGCCCCGTAAACTTCCGACCCGACGCCCATGAATGGCGTCAGGACGTTTTCACCGGGATTGCTCCACATCACCACGCACCGATCAATAACATCTAATTGCAGCGGATGGACGTGCTTTTCGTCTTCGCCTTCGCGGGCCTCGCGGAATGGTAAAACTCGGTCAATCCGAACGTCATCCCAAACCGATGAAGCATATTGGCGCCAAATCCATTGACTGAAACTGTTTTGCTTTTGATCGCCCACCATGCCCTTGAGGTGCTGACGGTCTACCGGCATCATCCGTTCGCCCGCGTATTCGTGCAGGCCCGTCTCGTGGACTACGGGCGTTTTGTTCTCGCCCTTGCGGCGGAACATCAGCAAGTAATCGGCGTTGGCAATAGAACAGCGGGTCGAGTCTTCGCACAGGGTCTTGTGATGTAGGGACTTCATCATTGTCCTGTTGCGCACCAACAACGGCTCTTTCCAAATTACCCTCCGCCCGCCATAGGCGAATCCGCGCTTTTCATGTTCCAGAATAATCCGGCCCGGAAGGTCGAACATGGCATCGCAGCCGGCATTGCTCAGAGGGATGTCCATGCAATGCACTGCGCTGATGCGCCCCGGCTTGGTGACGCGCGCAATCTGATCGATGACGTAACCGTAATGCTCGAAAAACTCTTCGTGATTGATGCAGTTGGATATGTCGCGGGCATCGCTACTGTACTGATATAGCCCTGCAAATGGAGGAGAATATACCGTCAGGTCAATCGCACCGTCTGGCATGGTGGCCATGACTTCGATGGCATCGCCGTTATAAAGGGCATAGCGGTCGGTAATGGATTGTTCTAAGACAGCCATGACGGTAACTCCGCGTTTTTGGTATACAAGTTAGGGGTGGCAATGGTGAGGGAATTGTTCATCTCGGCAATCATGCGCTGAAACATGATGTCAGCCTTATGCCCCTTGTTGCGCATATTGGTCAATACCCGCTCTTCGCCTTCAGTGGCGATCACGTCCAATTGCACGGGGCGCTGTTGGCCGAAGCGCCAGCAACGGCGGACCGATTGGTAATACTGTTCATAAGAGTGAGTGGCGAATGTCACCACATGATTGCAGTGTTGCCAATTGAGCCCCCATGCGCCGATTTTGGGCTTGATGACCATCACCCTGAGATCGCCATTGGTGAAGGCTTCGTAAAGTTCCAGCTTCTTGGCTTCGGGCGTACTGCCGGCGATCTGTTGCGCATCCGGGATCAATTGTTCCAGCAGGTCGCCCTCGGCATTCATCTGGCACCAAACCACGGCGGGCCGATCATGGTTGACGAGATCCGCGGCGAATTCGCAGCGCTGGTGCAGGGTGCGCTTGCGCTCTTCGCGCTCTTCGCCAAGGCCAATGGCGGGCATATTGAACAGATAGCCGGGGCGGGTGCCTTCGACAGCGATCAGGTGATCCTTCTCGATCAGGGGCGGCAGGAGATAGCCGCCGTCATCAAAGCCGAGGTCCGAGGGCAGGCGACAGGCCCGCGCCCAAGAGGCGACCCAGCGCCAGAAGTGGCCTACGGCATGATGCTTGAGGCGCCATTGGCCGATGGACTGGCTGACGCGAAAGGACAGCTTGAGGAAGTAGCTGGGATCGGCAGCGATGATCTGTTCAGCTTCGTCCTGTTTCGCCCGTTCGCGCTTCTGGCCTTTGTCGTCAAGCTGGGCAAAAAAGCGGCGGAGCATATCGCTATGGGAGAGTTCCCCCAGGGCCTCGGAACTGGTGCCCAGCTCTACCCAGTCATTCGGGGCGGCGGTGGCGGTGGCCAGCAGGCGGTAGGGAATCTTGTTGACGAAGCGGGTGATCTCCTGGCGGGTGGCGCCCATATAAGATTTGAGGATGCTGGATTCGTCGCAAACAACGCCGGCAAAATCCCGCGAATCAAATAAATGCAGGCGTTCGTAATTGACGACATTGATCATATTCCCAGCAATGCCCCGCGCCGCATGGCAGGCTTGAATGCCAAACTTCTCGGCCTCGCG